CAACCATTACCATATCAGCAATAGATCTTACTCCTAGATATTTTAAAGCTGGTTTATAATTTTTATTAACATCAGCCATTGTTAATTCTTTCCCATCAACATCATATGCGCCTCCATCTCTGACAACAGTGCCAAGGGTGTTATAAGGACCGCTTTGAACCCAAGATGGTAGATTAGCTTCATTTAAATTTTCATTTACAAATTCCGAAAACTTTTTTATATTACTCATAATTTTTGTTTTTTATTTATGATCCCATAGTAGATTGTAAAGCTCCGACCATTGCGCCGTAATCTTCACCATACTTAGAAATTAAACCATCAGCAACTTCAGTAGCTTTAGCTTCATCAAAATCATCTCCGAATGCATCCTTTAACATTTTCATTGCATACTCTTTAAATTCATCAGCAGATTTAATTTCAGCTTCGTTTACCTTACCTAATTTATTAGTAGCAATTTTTCTAAATTTATCAGCAATTGAATCATCAGCGAATACTTCTTCTTTAACTAATGGAATTTCAATACCATCTTCAGATACATCGTTTGCTTCATCAGGAATTACTTCAGTAACCTTTTGATCTGGTGTAACTAATTTACCAGCCATTGCAGATAAGTTTTTAACTTTACCTTTATTCATTATATCACCAGCAATCCCAGCTGCAGTTTCAGAACCATCACCTTTCATTGCAGGAATAGCGATACCATCAGCACCTGCTTCTTCATCAGCAATTTCATCACCTTCAATTTTAGTAATTACTTCAGCAACACCTTCTTTAACAGATTTAGGTTTACCTTTTGCATTTACTTCATCTTCGATATCGTCAGCACGATCTTCTTCAACTGATTCATCTTTTTCATCTTCATAATCTTCTTCACCTTTTTTGGTTTTAGACTTATCGCCTTTATTACCACCTAAAGTTACTACATCATATGCTTCATCTTTTTTATCTTCATCTTCAAAGTCTTCTTCATCTTCTTTAGTTTTAGACTTATCTCCTTTGTTTCCACCGAATACAACTTTGTCATAAGCTTCATTTACAAAACTTGCAAAATCCATAATAGTAGATTCATTCTTTTCTTCTTCTTCTTTATCGTATTCTGCATCTTTCTTTAAAGCATCGATTTGTTTATCATCAGATTTAACAGCTCCTTTATAATGGTCTGCTTTTTCTTTATCATCTTCAGAATCAACTTTCTTATCACCTTTGTCTTCTAGCTCATCACCTTCTTTTTCATCTTCTTTACCTTTAGCTTCAGCGCCTTCAGCAAGAGGATCAGCAGAAGCTGCCATAGGTACTGCATAATCTTCCTCTTCTTCATTATCATCACGATAATTTATATTCTTATTAACAGTAGTTTCTTTTTCTTTAATAAAATCTTCGAAAGCCATAATTCTTTTAGTAGCTTTTGGAGTTTCCTCTTCTTCAGATGCAACATCAACACCGCCTTCATCCTCTACTTCTTCTGCTTCAGCAGGAACTTCCTTTGTGATTTCTTGTTCATCAGAAACTAAGTCATCTTCGACTTCTTCTTCTACTTCTTCAACTTCATCTTCGACTTCTTCTTCTACTTCTTCAACTTCAGCATCGACTACTTCTTCGTCGCTGCCTTTATCTTCAGCACCTTCCAAAGACTTCGGAGATCCTTTAGCCTTCATTTCATCCTCTATATCTTCGGTTCTATCTTCTTCGATTTCATCCTCAGATATATCGTTACTTTTTGCAAATGTCTTAGACATTGCCTCAAGCTTAGAAAGTAAATCCTTTTCTTTCTTTAGCTCATCTATACTGTTAAAACCAATCTTTTTGATCAATTCATCAACAGCCTCTTTTGTTACTTTCGCAGATTCTGTGATCGGTTGATCTTTAGCAGACATTGCAGAAAACTTTTTGATTGACTTCATGTTAGTTATTTTTATTTTTTTTATATATCCATGCTCTTGAGAAAAGATATTATGTATTAGAATCTTATATTCTGAACTTCAAACGGAAACTTCTCTTCTTTATATATTGTCCGCCTTGCAATACCGTGGCGGTAGATATAGTTAACCCAGTCATGGTCTGCGTCTTTATACCTAAAATCATCAATAAAGTCATATATTTTAACGACGTCCTTTGATGCATGCTTTCTTAATCCTCTACCAATACTTTGTCTAATAATTACTTCAGACTTAAAACTTTCGGTAAAAAAGATATTATGTATGTTTTTAATTGAAATACCGGTAGAAAAGGTTCCGTATGATGCTACAATAATAACATCATCATTTTTTTCCATTCTACTTTTAAATTCTTCTCTAATATCTACATTAACTGAACCGTCTACATAGTAAACTTTCTTGTCAGTTATTTGCCTTAATTTTTGATAAATCTTTTCTCCGTATGCAATCTTATGAAATAGAACTAAAGAGTTTGATGTTGATTTTTTAATTACTTGGCAGACAAAGTCTAATCTTTTTTCGCTTTGATTAATAAAGTTTTGTTCTAAACTAAATAGCTTTTGTCTATCTTGTGGATTTTTTGAAAGAAAAGAAAATGATTCTTTTTGTGTAGGGGTTGCATAATCCATGTGGAGTTGCATAACTTTACAGCTTGCAATAAACCCAGCCTCTTGTAATTGATTTGCTTTTACTTGAGTAACCAAAGGACCCATAGCAGACATTAGGCTTAATCTATTAACAGTTCCTTTCTTAGGAATAGTTCCACTTAAACCAAATCTGAAATCACAATGCCAACACTTATCCATAATCTTTTGAATAGAATTAGCTTTTGCTTTATGTGTTTCGTCTACAAATACTGCATCAAATTGACTAAAGTATTCTTCATCTTTTTTAACCAATGATTGATAAGTTCCAATTACTAGGTTAGAGCTTTTTCTTATTTTTGCACCAGCATATATTTGTTGAGTCTTTAATGGAATACCACATTTATTGTATTCATCAAAATCACCAGTTGCTTGTAAAACTAAATTTACATTAGGTACAATCATTAAGAGCTTTTTCTTTCCTAATTTATCCATCATGTAAGCAACAACCATAAATGATATTAAAGTTTTACCGGCAGATGTTGCTAACTCAGCTAAACATCTTCTATACTTTAAAATTTTAAATGCTGCGTCAATTTGATATTCTCTAGGTTTAAAGTCTGGTTGATTTAAAAATATTTTAGCTACCCATTCTCGAAATTCATCTTCTTTAATATCAGTATCAAAAATTTCAGTTATACCATTTAAAGAAATTGGTAAATCGTAATCTTTACATATATCTAATAATTCCTTCCATAAACCGGCTGGAATTTTATTTCTTTTTACAAAGGATACATTACCATCCCATACTTTCTTCTTAACCAAAGGATGAAATCTCCACCCTTCAATTTTTTTAGTCAAGCTACTTTTTAATTGCTCATACTCTAATTCAGTACAAGAATCAATGACTAAAAACTTTTTATTTTCAGATAGAGATAGTTCCATTAATATTCTTTGTCGTCTAGGTTAATTCGGTTACGAATTGCAAATGCTAAGTTATCACAAGTCTTTATACATTCTTGATAATAATCCATGTGAGATTGTAACATTTCCATTTGAGTTCTTAAGTGGCTTAAATCGGCTTTAATAAATGCAACCTTTTCACCGCTTGTTAGTTTAACATCATAGTCAATAGAATACTCCCTATACTTAAGTTTATAGTATCGGTCATATGCAGCTTGTCTTTTATGTTTAGTTGTTTTAAAGTCTGTGATTTTATCTAATAAGATTTGTCTATAAGATAACATTAGCACTTGGCATTCTGCTAAATTAGACATTTCTTTTAGCAGACCAACTAAGTTAGTTACCTTAAGCTTCCAATCATTACGATCAGATGCTAGCCTCTTTGCCAGTTCTTCATTAGCCTCACCTGTTGCTGTATCATTGTACTCCATTAAAATATACCTTTATCATTATTAATCTTTTTAAAACTCTTTATTTTAGGTTGAAATCTTTTCTTAGGCTCAGGTATAGAAAAATTAGTTTTAACTTCTTTTAAATCTGATTTATCAAATTTAGCAAAAAACCTAATCTTTTTATTACTTGTTTCTAAATCTTTATGAAAGTCATCTATTTCTTCAGTCACAAAATTACTATAATTTTTTAAACTCATCATATGAAAATAATATCTAATGAGTTATTTGTAAAATATTTATCCAAGTCGCTTAAGCAGCCTGTTCGATTAGTATACTCCCATTTTACTAAATCATTTAAATCTTTTACTTTTCTTGCTGGTATATTAAAATCCTTTATAAACTTATCCCACATAAAAACAGTTTGACCACCTTTTAATTTTTCAATCATCCGAGTCTTACCTTCCATATCATTATCAAAGAAGTATCTTGCTGTAGGTATTTCATTAAATTCTATTATTTGTTTCTTAACACCAGTTAAGCCTATTGAATTATTCATAAACATTGCATCAATAGGACCTTCAAATATTGAAAAATCTCTAGCCATATCAACAGTTAAAATACCAAACAACATTGATATTTTATTTAAATTATCTAGTTCCTCTTCAGTAACATCTAATGGTAACTTTAATCTATCATATATTCTTTCAATATTCCATGTCTTATATTTAGGACCACCGCTACCACCTAAATCTCTAGTCTGAAATCCTAATATTTTTCCTTCGGGTGTTAAATTAAAAACATACAGTTCTCTACGCCTAGGATCAAAAGCAAATCGCTCAGTCTTATGATGAAGTAATCTACTTTTTAAATATGGATATGCTTGATAAGTAAGGGTATTAATTGGATATACATTAAAGCCTAGTGCTAATTCATCAAAAGTTAATGCAAGTTCTTTAGCTTTGTCAAAAAGATAAAAGTCTAAATTTTCACCTAATGAAAAATGTTTGCGATTTTCTTTAATATAATTAATTACATCAATCCTATCATCACCTTCAAAATTTTGGTTATGCTCTGCTAAGAAAACATCTAATGATGCATGAGCAGAACAGTTATAACAATGAAAGAATAAATCATTCCAATAAAGGTTACCTCTTTTCTTTCTAACATTATCAGTGGAATCGCCACAGTAAGGGCATGCAAAATTTAATCTGCCTTTACTCTCCAGTAATCTTCTTTTTTCTGGATGAGAATGGTTAGTATGAAGAACTCGGACCACCTTATCAATGATCCGAGCTTTCATTTCAGAAGATATTATTACTTCTTCTGCCATAATTATTAAAGATCTAACCCATTAATAAAATCATCAAAATCTTCTTTTTTCTCAGTGCTTTCGGCAGGTTGAGTTTCAGTTTTTGATTCAGTGGTTGCTATTACAGCAGCAGCCTTAGTTGCCTCAGTGTTAACTGGTGCAGGCTTTGATCTTGTTATGTTTTGGATTGAATCACCAGGAGATGTAAATTGAGATAATACATTCATTACCTTTCCTCTTACTACATCATCCCATGCTTTATAACCCCAACTTGATAAATCAGGAGCATCCTTTAATAAATCTAAAATTAATTTACGGCTTGCATCATCATTAGATACTGCTTCACCTTCAATTGTCATTGGAGATTTATTTCCGTGGAATTTACTTGAGTCATAATTAGGGAACCCTGCTTTTTTAGAAATTACTAATTCAAAGTTCTTTCCTTCAAATGGATCGAATACTTGTGTAGGTTCATCAAATTGCGGATTTAACTCCTCATCAATTTTAGTTTTGATTTTATAACCAAACTTCATGATTTTAACTTGCCCTTCAAGATCTCTGTTTTGTGGATCCTTTACGATTTGTACCAATGCGTAAAATACTTCTCTACGCTTTAAACCTTCTGACATCTTTTTGTCTACTGCAGATTCAGAGTTTCTTAGTTTAAAGAACATATCCTGGATAGGATCTTTTTCTCCAACTGTTGATGGGGAGTCAGCATAAAAGCCGTTTCCTTCTCTGTCTTCTAGCCAGTATACATACTTGCGTTCGAATGGTTTTCTTGGGTTTTTAGCATTAGGTAGAAACCTAATTAAAGAACGGTAAGTTCCGTCCTGTCCTTGATCTGGTTTAGGTGAATAAAGATCACTACCTGCAGTAGATGGTCTTTCACCAGTGTCTAAATCTTTTACACTTACGTTAAAAATGTCGAATTCATTTGCCATGTTAATTGCCTTTTTTTTGTTATTATTTAATTGTTTAAAAATGATAACAAAGCTCGATGCCTAAACTACTTTTTTAATTGCCTATTTATTTTGCCTTGTTATCGCCAGTTTAAAAGTTACCAATAAATTATTGATTCCTTTGTTTATTATATATTCATTAGGTGAGTTTGTTTCAGCTTATTTGAATATTATTATCTATTATTATTGCAGTTATATCTTCTTCACGTAAACTAAATACAGTTTCACCATCAAACATTAGTTCCGTGCCAGCAAAGTCATGAAATATAACTCTTTTGCCTATTTGATATTCTTTGTCTTCTACGTCTATACCTACTGCTGTGATTGTACCTGAGTATGGAGGTGCATGCATGCCCTCTTCTTTTGGTATAATTATGTTTCCAATCTTCTCAATTGGCTTATCTTTTTTTAAGAATATTCTATCTCCTAATGGTTTTATCATATTATTTTAAATTTAATTAGTGTAAAGCTGAAACAAACTCCACATGTTGCAATATAATTTTTATCTGTATTTAGTTAGAAAAGTATCTAGTTGTTAGCCTTTATTGCTTTAAGTATAAAGTAGGCATCAATGATATCGTCGATAGGTTTAGGAATTTTAATGCTGAAGTCCTTTCCTTGTGTCCATTTCCATAATTTAGTAGATCTTAAGTTCTTATCATTAAGGACATCATCTTGGAATGCTTTAGCCATATAATGTTTGTTTGCATTTCCTTTGCCAGCTAATTTCTTTACATGAGAAGGTTGAAAGACAGATAAATTTTCTATAGAGTACTTATCTATTAGTTCCTTTCTTAAAAATGTATTATACTGAATAATGTCTATGAATGAATTTCCCTTTGAACCATATGAAAATCCTTCTAATGCAACTGATACTTTATCACCTTCAAATAGTGTTGAGAAAATATTTACCATTAAAGAACTTATATTTCCAGCGTCTTGTAGTTTTTGGCGTTCTCTAGGTAAAAACTCTTTACTTGTTACATCTCTATTATAAGGAAATCCTAACATTGCAGAATCATCCATTAATTCTTTATGTACACTGAATGCTTTTGGTATTTTTTTACCTTCTTCATCCCATATACGATTTCCGTAATTAAAAAAAGTTATAAAGTGATATTTGCCATCTTCTGTTTCTACACAGACTCCTGGACTATTTAGTGAAAAGTCAATTCCTATATTAATCATTATGTTTATATTCTCTTGCCGATAACTGCACCAAGCGCAGCACCTACAAGACGTGAGGTTAATAAATCATAAAGAGCACCTTTAGTAACACCTAATACTTTAGCTACTGCTTTACCTATAGTCTTTCCTAATGCAAAACCAGTTAAACCACCAAATATACTTCCTAGGATACCTTCATTAATTATTTCTTCAACGCAGTCTTCTAAATTCTTACCTTCCTTCTGAGCTTCAAGAATTCTTTCTACTGCAAAATCTATTGCAGCATCTTGTTCTTCAGTTAGTTCATGAGATTCATTTAATATACTTTGTATATCAATTAGCGAAGTTTCATTTTCAGTTAAATAATCTTTAAAGGTTTTCATTTAGGTTCTTTATTTGTTTATATATTAGGTTACATTAACTACAACATCTAAGACATTATAACTAAACTCCATATCAAATGTCTGGAATTCAACAGTGTTACTTGAAAAGTTTAAATCTAACGCACCTATATTTGAAATAAACATATCTTTTAATTGCACAGTTACAAAAACAGTTCCTTCTGCATCTAACATTTGTACTCCAACTCCTTCTGGTAAATATGGATGTTTACCACTTAGCTTATAGTAATAATCAAACATTTCAACAGCCATCCAATAATTTACATAACCATCAAATGCTTGCATAGTAACAGTCATAGATTTATCAAATAGCTGTTGCTTTGGTAAACTTGATCTAAATGCTCTAGTATTACCAGGATAATCAGTCTGTGTTACTGGATCAAAAGATGGCCCAGGTAAATTAATAGACTGAATTCCATAGTTCCAATAATCAATAGGCTCTTTAATTAGCCCTCCTGGAATTCTTGTAAGAAAAGGTTTATATTTTTCTGCAATTGGTTTAGGTATAAAATTCCTAGGAAAATCAAACTTAAATTGGTTATTTCTAGCGCTTAATATCATAATATATTAATATGTGTTTTTAAAATTGATCAAAACCATCATCTATTTCTTTTTGGAAATTGTCTCTGCCTCTACCATTATTTGTAGATATTGGTGTTGACACAGGATTAGCATCAGTAGTAAAATTCTGTAGATTCTTAGCGGCCTGTATATAAAACTCTGGCTTAATTGCACCAGTCTGAGCAACTACTGCATTTTCATTTATTGCTCTTATTTGCTGTTTTTTTGTTTTATTTAATTCTGCTAACCTTTGTGCTTCTTTTGCATTTCTGTTAACTAATTCAATTTGTGTAGATGATAAGTCTGCGCTTAGTCGTGCAAGTTCATTTGTCAACTCATCATTGCTATTCTGTAATGACTGTATTGTTAGACTATCTTCACTTGCAGAATTTACTAATTCTTTATTGTCTCTATTACATGCATTTATTTCTTCTTTTAATCTAGCCAATTCTTCGCTATATGCTATTCTCTGTTCTTCTATTTTAGAAGTTAATGACAATCTACTTGCATCATTAAAAGCTAACCATAGTCCTTGGTATAGAATAGACTCATCAGAAATAGAATCGTCTAATGCACTAATCATTTTTGTTGAAATATAAAAATTGTTATTATCTAATGCTATGATTTTCTTGCTATCTGATTTAGTTATTTTAAATAAAACCTGGCCTTGTGATAAATCAACCTCGGCAACTTGCGTATGATTTTTAACATCTATCTCATCAGTTGTGCCAATAAAGTTAATATAAATGTCACCTACATTACTCAGATCAATAGGTGTGTCTTCTCCCTCTACTTCATCAAATAAAGTAAAAAGAAAATAATCATCAAAAGGCGATATTCTAATTATACCGTCACCTTGTGGTAATGGCTCTTCCTTAACTGATAAGTTAACAAACTTTTGGAAATATTCCTTTTGAGTTTTAGTTACAGCTATATTAGTATTAATTCTCATGAATTATTTTGTTTTTGGTTTAGACTTAAATTCAAATCTAGCTTTTTTAGCACTGTTATCAACTGTACCGAAACTAGGTCTAGGTATAGTTTCATCTGTTATTGTTTGAACTTTAACTGGTGATATAGCAGCTTTAATATTTAACCTATCTCTAAATGAAGTTACATATTTTGTTTTTACAACTAGCTTCTCTGCTATTTGCTCAGATGTGTTTGCTTTATTATCAGCAGGAGTTTCTGTACCAACTACAATTTGTTTGCCATTATCATTACTAATTTGATTGTATACATTAGCAACAGTAGGCACAACACCTAAATTAAGTTGTATCATTTGTCTTCCATACTGCTGAGGTTGGAATGAAGTTAACTTAGCATTTTTAATTATCTGTGTAGCATCAAATTTATTATATAGTCGTAATACATAATTAATTGAAAAAGAAATTGCAGAGTTTGCATTTTTAATAATTGGTCTAAATAATATAGGTTCATCAAAATCTTGAGTCTGTGAAATTACCTGAAAACTTGTTTGTGTAAACACTGTTCCTATTTGTTCTGTTACACTTATTTCATGAAATACTACATACTGCCCACCTGTGGCATTTAATCTTGCAATAAAATCAGCAAAAGTAGAACCTGTAACTTCTCCTGATAATTCAAAGTAATCTCCAGCTGTTGATTGAATTACCTGTGCATATAAATTATCATAGATATCTCTACTTAATATTGATACGGAATTAATTTCCTGCATCTGATAAAAAGAATATGCATTTTGTATAATAGTTTCATAAATTCCACTAATTCTTAAAGTGATTGGTGGTGACGGTAAAAAACCTTGCCCTTCTGTTATCTTATATGCTAAACCATTTGGGTCAGCCACATCAAATAAATTATTAGCATAAAATAAAGATGGTATTTTCCATTCAATATAGGTTGCATATAATTTATCAGCTAATAGTAAAGGGTCTGCATTAAATGTTGGTGTATCTAACTTATTAAAATTTACTGATGCAAAGTTAAGCATTACACCATCTCTCCTAGGTGCTAACACTTCAGCAACTAAACCATCATATCCTGCAAAATTAAATCCTGCTACAAAATGAACTCTTACGGTATCATATACAACATCAAGCTCAGGATTAAATGTTTGCTGAAGGTTTACTGTATCAGTTAAAAAATTTACTGAATCATTGTAAGGAACTCCTATGCTAGTATTTAAAGAAACATACTGTGTCTTATTAATATTATTACTGACTGCTGATCTATCTCGATAATTTCCTTGTTCAGTCCACAACTGTGGTACTGCTGGTGAATCGTCTACATTCGTATTAAATAAATAAGTACCTTTTGTTTGACTGTCTCTCATTAACTCTATTGGATAAGTTCCAGTGTTAAAAGTTGTTGGCGCAGTCTGACTAGTATAGATATATTCTATAAGTATGTTTTCCGATATTTGTATAAACCTTGATGATTCCATTCTATTCTATTTATTTACCATTGTAAAAGCTTTGGATTCCAGGAAATACCCAGTCCTATATACGGGCCAAATGTACCATCACCAGTTATTCCCATTCCTATATTAACTCCTAAACCAAATGGCTTTCTATTTTGCAACTGAAGGCTTTTAAATTCAGAGCTTTTTTGATCAATCATTATTCCTTGTGTATTATTAAATGTAGTTCCTGGGTAATCAGAAGTTAATTTAATAAAAATTTCTTTTGACTGCATGTCTTGTGACAGCGTAGCATCTAACCATATATTTTGCTTAAGTCCAATTGTTGCAGATCCAAAAGTTAAACTATCTGTAAAACTATAAGGTAAATCTACATCTATAGATCTTGAGCTTTTTTGCCAATTATTTAATGAAGTAAAGCTTAGCATGGAATTAAAACTTTCTTTGCCTTGCTTTATTAAAGTATCTTTAGTTTTAACTGGTACTTCAATAATCTTTTCTTCTATTATAGTTTTATATTTAACAATAGTAATAGGCGGCCTTCCTTGTTCATAATCTAGACTATCTCTTAACTCCTCTAAAGATAAACTTAATCCCTTGATTTCGCCAACAGCTTCACCTTTCTCATTTACATAATTTTGTATAGTATCATTAGCTGCAACTAAATTATTCTGAAACCTAGTTACTTCTCCCTTTGCATATTCGGTTTCATTGCATTGTCTAACTAATAAAAATAACAACACTACAATACCACCCAGTAAAAACATTCTCGTGTTCTTTGGGTCTGTCAGAATACCAAGAATATTTTTAATAATTAATATCATTATTCTATATACTTAAGTAGCTTATTAGGTGTTACCTCTGCAGCTCCATATTTTTTTGCAATTTTTTTAATAAACTTAGTTTCTTTAACTTTCATGGCATCTACTTCTAGGAAGAGGTCGTCTCGTTTTTTTGCTAAACTTTGAATGCTCTTTTGCATTAGATCTAATGAAAGTTGAATTTCCCTATATCTACTTATAAAACCATTTAAATCTTTTATTTCTTTCTTTGTCATTTTATTAAATTTAATATTAATATTTTATTAATTATGGAAACGGAGTCCATACATTTCTACCATACCTTGCGGTAGGGTCTTTGAATAACCCCTCTGTTTCTGAAATAATACGCCAACCAGCTTGTGTCCAAACTCCAGCGCTTCCAAGGGTATTGAGTGGTTGATAAGGCGAACCTGCAACCGGTGTGGCAGGATTTACATTAAATGTTGATCCCCATGAACTAGTAACAGTACCATCCCATATCATGTCTAATACTATTGTCTTAGTTACACAATTTGCAGTATCATCATTAGCCAGCCCCGTCGCTCCATTACTCGTAGAATTTACAACTTGTACGTAATTTCTTCTAAGATTAGTTCCTGGCCACTCATTGGTAATGGCATACGATTCATCTGTATTAACGCCGCCGTCATAATACCAACTTTCTGAAGCTAAACCAGCCTCTGTAGTTGCAATCCTATTTGTTGGTATATTTATTCTTATATCTCCATAAAATATAGCAAGTTGTCCAGGGGCACCTGTGCCTGCTATTGTTCCTCTTACTGCATAATTTTCAATTATTAAAGTTATACGCTGACCTGGGTACATTCCTGGTGGAAACCCGAAACTTGCATCTACACCAGCTGCATTAAACCCAGGTGTGCCAGTTTCAAGATTCATTTGCCCACTAGTTACTCCAATTAACTTACCTACACCGAGTCCAAATTGTAGTTTTATCAGTGGTGATGTTAAATCTGCAGTTGTTGGCATACCTGCAAACGTTGTTTGATTACTAACAGGTTGTGGATTATTCCTAAAATCAAAGCCCCATAGCGGACTGTTTTGCTGCATTTCAGCAGACGAGCCTGCTGTATATGTAAAATCAGATTCTGCTAGTGGCGCGATGTTACCATAAGTGGATTGTTCTTGTGTTCTATTTAATACAAGTGGATTTCCTATTGCAGTTTTATTTGTGTTAACAGAAAAGTACTGCTTATCATTTGATTGTGGGTCTGTGTAGAAATCATCTCTTATAGTTAAACTAAGTGTACTATCATAGGCTAATTTTGTGGCATTTCCATAATCCCATGCAGTGCCTTGAACTTGCGAAGCATATTGGTTTAATTCACTACCTTGTCGTATTTGTATTACACCAGACATAATGCCATTATTAACCCCACCAGTGTTTACAATTCCTGCTCGCCACATTTCCATACTTGCACCTGTCCCAATTGATGTATATTGATTTGATCCGGTTTGTCTGAAAACTTCCGATCCAACCAAACCATCAAGGTGATTGTATTGTTGTGCGGCACTCGTTGAGGAATACACTATCGTGGAATTACCAGATTTTGCGTATTGCCATGTTTGCTTTCCAGTAAACCTAGTGTGAGGTTGCACCTTGGCCGGTTGGGTGTCATAATAATCTTGATCTATTATGATACTTGGATATTGTTGGTAATTAGTAGTCCCTTCCCTTCCTAATATTATATTAGTTTTATTTGCTATTCTAATCTGGCCTACTGTTTGTGTGGCAGGTGATGTACCAACTTTACTGCTTGCGTTTGCAGTAATTTCAATATTCTTACCACTCGTAGTTGCACCACCAGAAGTATTTGTATCAAGTTGTGTTATGTTTAAATTACCAACTACAGTTCTTAAATCATGATTATCAGTAGCAGAACTAACAATTGTATTAGTCGCAGTAAAGCCAATGTCCCAGGCGCTACCATTAAGGTTACCTAAATTTGTAGAATTTAAATTAATACCACCGGATCCAGCTGATGCGATAATGCTACCAGTACCTGTAGAACTACCACCGCTATCTAAAGTATTTAATCTAAGATTACCACCTGAATATAATCCAAGATTCTTCGTACTTGAACTAACCATTCTAATTTCCCCTGCCTGTACTTGCCAACTACCAGTTTGTAATGTTTGATTTGTGACTAATGAAATTTGGCTACTATTACCGGCCTCTAATAATGTAGTACTTATACTACCTTGTGTTAATGTTCTGAATAAACTTCCAACACCTTGGGTTCCACCTGTTCCAACATTAATTTCAATGTTTGAATGTTGCCCAGCAAAACCAATACTCTGAGAACCTGTTCCACTTTGTATTGATATATCAGAACCTGCAAAAAATTGTTGAGATCTGTTTGGAGTTAATGCTTGAAAACCTATAAATTCACTTTGTGTAGTAGGACTAGTTGGTGGAACCTTTGGAACATTTAGCACTAAAGCATCATCAACAGATATTCCAATATTACTTAGTTGAGTAGGGTCAACTTGTTCAAAATTATCACCACTTCCAATGTCAGCACCGCCATGAAACACAATACCTTTAGTTTGAGAATTTTTTTGATGAATTAATAGCGAAGTTTCAGGAGAACTGCTGGCAACAATAATATCATCAGGTACAATATAAGCACCAGTAAAAGGAAGGCCGGCCAACGCAGCTGTTTGTGAAGTAACACCGCCTATTAATACAGAAGGAACACCTTCATTCGTAGCATTTGCACCATCATTAAGACCTATCGGTCCATTATACCTTATGTTTGATTGATTTATAATAGGTGAACCTACAGTTAAACCAAATCCTCCACCTCCACCTGCAGCACCAGCAGGCCCTTGTAAATCTATCGTGGTAATATCCCAAACTGCTAAAGTTCCATTATATTCCCAAACCTGTCCATTAAATTGTAAATAATAATCTTTATCAAACGGCGTAGATGTAGGTGGTGCAGCATTAGGTGTTAAACCTGGTGATACCGTTGATTCATCTTCATACCAAGTACTACCTTTAGGTCCTCTCCCTCCACCAGGACCCGTAGGACCTATAGGGCCAATAGGACCACCGGGCCCACCACCATTAAGCAGTAATTGATCAAAGTTAAAGTTGGTCTTATCAACAAACTGTGAAATAGTATCTGATGCTATTATTTCTTGTATAGTAATTGGCATTTCTTTTTGTTTATTTTTTAACTATAGTAACACTAAAACCAAATGATTCAGAGAAACCTGTTCTTTTATTATATATTAGCCTTAAATCAAATGGGTTTGTATTTATGGTTTTTGATGATACACTATTATTAATAGTTAAGCCATTTTCAATTTTCTCTGCGTCTGTTAGCTCAGCAGTAGTAAATGTAGATGCTCCTCTTTTTCTACTTGCTAATGTATAAAATTCTACCTTATCTATTTTGTAAAGCTTTAAAATATTTTCTCTAATATATTGATTTACATCATCATCTAAAGTTTCTAAATCGCCCCACCCATATAACTTATTAACATATTTTTCAAATTGAGCTTTAATTGGAGTAAACAAATATTCCATTAATCTTTTTTGATTAAATAAGTAAAATTCAATAGTAGGTGTTGATGGAACCTTCTTAATTTCCCGAGTAAATTTTTTAGCTGGTAGAAATGGTTTTTCATTTTGCACAGCTCTTGTTTTCAACGCAGATCTTGAATTTATTACTTTTTTATTTAACGTAACTGTTGGCGTATCTTTATACATAAATGTACCATCTATTAAATCAGGTTGTCTTATTGCTGCTTTCACAAAGGGATCTGGCTCAAATGTTTCTAAAATAATAACCTCTGGAACTTTCAAATATTTAGAACCAAAAAATGATTTTCTTTCAAACATTGATCTTGTACCGATAACATCTTCTATTTGAGACTTATCAATACTTTTTGTAAAGTAAGAAGGTTCCCAGTTAGATGAAAATGTATAAAACTCTTTATAGTCAATACCTATCTCATTAATCAGAGGATATAAACTAGGGAATGCGCTTTCTTTAGACAGCTCTAATACTGTTGATGGATCTTGCTCATTTATTTTATGATAAAAGAAATTTGGTATTTGTCCAAAGGTAGGATCCGCACTATTAAACTGTGTATTTTTAAATTTACATAGCTCTAACACCTTTAACTCATATGCCTCATCGTCTCTGCTACCAGTAATATCAAAATCTATATTCATATAAGGATCTCTGAAAGAAAGTAATGGCAACGCGTAAGGTGCATAATAACCAGCATGTCTTGCAATTGGTGTAATGTTAGGAGTCTTCTGTAAAGATAAATCATAACCTACTACATCAGTTAAATTAAATTCAGTTGGTTTAGCCGGAGTTGGTAATACGCCAACATAAATAGATTTAAGAATATCAGTTTGAGCTCTAAGTTCTATTCCAAATGTTTGAGCCAGTGTACCATCAGTATTTCTAACCTGTGAACCGTCCTTAGCAATAGTTTCATATATTACATTAGGGTTACCTTGATTAACTGCATTAAAAATCTGACCAAAACTAACTGCGTTTAATCTATTTGCAAACTGAAGATATCCATTATCTGCAACTGTATAAGATGCGTTTCTTAATTGGAACTGTGTTGGTAGAGGATTAGGCAAAGTGTATGGAATACCGTTCTTACTAACTTTAGTACATATAAATTGACTAGATGATATTACTTTTTGAATACCAGCAATTACATAATCATCTAGGCCTACTGAAAATTTTATATCACCATAAGAACCGTCTGCTAATACTCTTAAGTCATTAATAAATTCAGTTTCTTGGCCATTATTATTTGGAATACCATTTATTGTAAATAGCCCAGTTGAATTGTCAAAGCTAGATCCATTAAAGCTTATTGCACCATTCAGCGGGTTATCAGTATAATCATATTCAGGTGGATTTCCAGTTGTTATTGGTGCACAAGTCGCATCTGTTACAAAAGAACTATTTAAAGAATATAAAGTTGTTCTATCTATTATAGAATCGCCAGAATTATTTAAGCATTCATCTGCATAGTCTACTGAAATTAACATAACAACAGTTTTCCATTTTTCATTTTTAATAAACTTAATTTGACTCTCAGGTTTATTAGGTAAGTTAGGTACTAGCATAGCTGAAAAGCGATAATCATTAAAATTACCGTTTCTAACATATGATAATGATCTTGCGTCAAAATCAGGTTTCTGTGAACCTATAGCTTTATCTTTTGCAATAATTCTAACACCTCGCAAAAATGATTCTGCAAAATTCTTTTCATTTCCTCCATTAAATCTACCGTATCTTAACTGCCTATCAATTTCAGTAATTCCACCAGTTGTAAATTTTTCTACAATAAAATAATCATCAAAATAATTCTTTGTAATATCTTGAAAAGTTCCTGGTACAAAAACTTGTCCTGTGATAGGATTTGGATTTATACTATCAGTTGGTGCAGTGTCAATATAACTCCATGAACTCTTAATTGCATCTTGTGTAAAGTATTGTGGAAATTCAGAAAGATAATACCATTCATGGCTAAATCCACTAGCTTCTTGTACTATATCCCATTTTGATGGTGCAAAGTTATTTAAACCAAATGCTAAATTAACATCTAATCTATATGGGTGATTTCTCACATCTTTACCATCATTAACCCATGCCCATTTATTAATATAAGGAGCAATTCTTGATACACTAGCTAAAGAAGTTAAAAAGTTTTCTTCTAATCTGATATATTCACTAGCAATGTATTCATCATTAGGGTTTTGTTTTTCATTGTCATTTAGCAACCCAATAAGATTATAAAAACCACCGTTAGAATAAAAATCTTTAATTTGCGGATTAGTGCTTATTCCTACTAATGTTGTAGTTCCTGGTGTGGTTTGATTGTATTCAGCATACTCATAATCTAATTCACCTTCTTGGCTGTACATTGTACTATAAAAATCAAAATCAAAATCTCTTACTTCAAAAAATGAGAATCTACCAAATGATGGTTTATAATCTGAATATAGCGCAACTTGATTAGATCGTGTAATCATTATCTGATTATCATTACATGTTATTACTGCATACTTATCAATATCAGTATAACCTATAATTCTATTAAAGCCATCAAATATAGGTTCTTCAGTGTATGGTACCCAATCACCAATAACCGCATAATTACCAGTAGTTTGTACAAAGTTACCTTTTACAAATCTATCTTGGTCTCCTAGTTCAACTTTTATTAAACTATCAGTTACATTATTTCCACCTACAAAGTTTTGCATAGGTGTTGCAACGGTTGTTTGTGGGTATGATTCTATTTGTTCAAACTGCTCAGGATATGCGCTATCCATTTCAAATTTTAATTGATTAAATCTACTACCACTAAGTCTTGACTTAATGTAAACAGTACTATCATTGTAAGTAGCATTAAAAAATCTATCATTTTCATTTATACCTTTATTAATAGCAGATGTTAAAGATTGTGCAACTTCTTGTATAGTTCCGTTTGGATTAAAGAACTTTTCAAATGATTTACCCGGTATTGTAGCTAGCGTACTATCAGCAGTTATAGTTCCTGTTAAATTAATTCCATCATATAAAGATATACGAGAACCTTCAACTACATTATCTAATATTTTTAAATATGCCTGGGCAAAACCAAGATGACTAATAATACTTGCGTTTGCAAAAGTATCAGGTGATTTATAACCTGTAAATAAAGATACGTCTACCTTTGTATCAAATAATCTAATTTGATTTTCTCCCCAAGTAGAGCCTTTTTTAATTGTATGAAAATCATCATCTTTATCCTTAACATAAAAAACAGATTCAACATCATTAACACGAGTTGGTGTCGGTAGGCCAGTAATAGTAGTTGTCTTACTTGGATCCAAAAATAATAATACACCATTTTCATTTGTAATTTCAAATGGTGTATTTAAATATTGTGAAACCTCAGTAATAGTTTTTATTTTTGGCAGTTGGCTTTTTTCTGTATTTTTAAAGAACGCTTCTCCAGATAAATCAAACTGACCTTCCTCCACTTCATTAACATACATACCAAAATATCTGTTAATAGAATATTCGTCAGCAGTTGGATCATCAAATAAAAATTCTAAATTTAAAAGATTAGCTAAAAGTATTCCATTATTTTGAAATCCTTGTGTAAATAAATAATCATCTTGCATAATAGTAGAATCTTTTACTATTAAGTCTTTATATGCAAAATTACCACTGCTAGTAAAGCCTCCATATTTATAAGATATACCATTCCAAAGAATTGGCTCATCTTTTCTCCATGTCATATTAAGTGGTACCTCTGGAAAAGTTTCTTGATTTCTGTAATTTCTAATATAAGATCCTAACGCAGTACCTTCAGTTAAATCAAAAGTTTTAATTGCAGTACAATTTTCTAAAACTTGTTTTGAAAAATTAGCAGATGTTTGTGCATTAGTAGCATTTTCATTTTCAGTAGAGGCTTTTACATTATTCACAGCAGCTGGGCCATCTAATCTAAATATTACAAAGGCACTAGGCATTTGATCATTTAACCATAGCGGTGCAAGTGTTCCTAAACTTTGTGAATATGATTCGGATGCAATAGATCTAGTACCTGCTGCATAAAACATTTCATATTGATTTCTATAATTTGAAAGTACAGCAGTATCCTCAAATTCTTGAAATATTTCATACGCCGCCTCTATTGGGAATTTACCACTGTCAAAAAACCTAAAGACATCTTGGTCATAGGTACTAGTACCATCAACCTTAAAGGCTTTAAATTTCTGAGAAGACAATCTAGTGTTGGCACTAAATGATTCTAAGTAAATATCTGTTCCATCAGATACTACTTTAACATTCCCTGTTAATTTAGGATTTGTCCTTATAATACTATATGATGCTTTATCAAGCAGTTGTTCAGCCATTTATCTTTCACTTTTTTTATTTATTCACCAAAGATAAAGTTAAAATAAATCTGAAGTAATTACAGATTATTAGTTAGGTGCTACAATACCACTGAAGTTTTTGCGACCGCCTCCGCCCGTTGCACCACCACCACGAGTTACGGTAGTTTGAGTTATCGAAGGCTGCAGTGTTGCCACTACCTTTTCTAAATCATTAAGTCCTTTTGTAACAGTTGCTTTAGGGAAATTATCAATACTTAATCTATCAGATCTATACTTAGCTGAAACTTCAATATCAAATTGTACAACATCAGAATTATTTGGAAATAAATCAAAACCTATTCTTTTTGCATATGTAAGATTAACAGTAGATCCAGTTGAATCACCTCCAATATTACCTAAACCGCTCCCGGTTGTAACACCAAAATAATCAGTCATTCTATATTGAAAAACTAAAGGAACACTAATCGAATTCTGTTGTCCAAATTGAATATTCTCAAACGATTGAATAGAGTCACCATCTACTTGTATATTTTCATGATTATCAGCAGATATGAATAAATAAGATCCGCATGATTGCTTACCTAAAGTATATTGGTCAAAATTTTCAAATGATGACTTTGAATTTCTATCATAACCACCTGTAATGTAATTACCACTAGTTGGATCCCAAAGATTTTCTAAATTTGCAACTGTTAGCGATGGGCTAGGTTGCAATATCTGAGTATTAAACGGTGGATCAAAGTTAATTGTCCCAAGACTTACTGTAAGATTAGCCAAGTCAGTAACATTTTCATTTAAATACATTCCTTGTTGGCGACCAAAAGTATTACTTGATGGTAATGGTGCAAACTTAGACTGTCTAAATAACACAGCAGCAGTTCCTATTCCACTATTAATATCAGGAACACCTGGATTTGCTGGCACAGCGTTTCCTGTTGTACAGTTAATTCCACCTGCAGGTATATTAGCCGGTAAGGTTTGAGTATCACCAGTCAATGCTATGTATGCATTTCTATATGTAGTATAATTTGTTAACCATGGGTGAGCAATTGAAACCGAAACTACATTGTCCCCTGCAAAATATGAAGCTCTTGTTGTTGGTAAACCTGATGGTAGGAAACCACCACCCCAAATAAATTCAGCAGTTGGGTTACCTACATTAGAAGCAGCTGTTACATTATAGAAATTTTCTATAGTATCTAAATTAAGAGTGTACGCTGTTGCACTTGGGTTTATATAACTGTAAAAAGTATCATCATTTGATACGTCGCTAAATCTACTATAAATAAACTGATTTTTATTTTGTGTTGATTGAAACGGTGGCAATGAAACAGTTTGCCCATATGCTGTGGCTGCTGTTACATTTGGATTAGTTAATAAAATAGGTGTGAGATCATATTTTCTAACAACATTATAATCAACATCATCAGACCTGTATGTAGCTCTACCATTTTTTTGATTAACTGCACTGTTATCTAACCATGAATATGTTGCTGGTAAAATTGTACTACCGCTTGATACATCGTTTAGAGTATATGAAGGGTTTTCAGATTGATTTACCATCCTTGCTCTACCTCCAGTAACTCTGGATATTAATTGTAATGTTGATTGTGCAGTATTTGCAATATTAATAAAATATGTTTTAGTTATAATCGCTCCTCTAGGATCATCTAAACCATCTACTTCTTGTGAATAAAATCCAGCAAAAATATTAGTAATTGCATTCCTTCTTAAACTAAAAGTATTTCCTGCATCATCTACTAATGTAGTATTTAATTCACCAACAGCATTATTTAAAATTTCAGCAAATAAATCTAATTGATTTTGCATTTCTGTTAACTTAGTAAATAAATCAATAGGGGTTTGATTTTCTGATAAAAATCCTGAAGCTATTACTGGAGTTGAATGCGCAAAGTATGTTTCATTAGCAGTAAATGAACTACTTAAATGGGTAGGTAATCCCATAGCTTCTAAATTTTCTTCCAATAAAACTAATGCTAAATCTGCTTGGTTCTGTGCTAACACTGCTTCGGTTGCATTATCAGAACTTAAATCAACTGGGAACTCAACTCTTATTGCATCACTCCATTCACTTGTTAATGGATTAGATGGCCAACCTGCTTCTGATATGGATTTTACTTGTATTTCTACCTGTTCACCTTTTCTAATAGGAATGTCTAATTGATTAATATTAACTGAGTCAGCATTATCATCATTAATAGGGGCCCATTCATATACTCCTGTTACTGAATTTTTTATTCTAGGTCTTACTACACTATCAACAACAATGTAATTTGAAAATGCACCTTGGCTTGTACCACTGCCATCTGTAAATGAAAATTGACTCACAGGGTTAGCAGCACCGTCTGCAGAAAGATATCTATAACGATATTGAAATTTTATAATATCCTGAACACCAGTTGCAGGGAATGACTTTTCTTGTGGCATTGCCCAAAATCCTCTTACTCTATATTTAGGTGATATACTCTTAACGGAGTTATCCTTTGCAGATGCACTTATCTCAGTAACTACTGATGAATAAAGTTTTGCCGCAGACCCTTTCTCGGTAACAAGACCTTGTAATGCATTCTTATCTGCATCTCGCTCAACCTCAGTTGAATAATTAGTTGTTTGTATTCTTTCTCTACTTTGAGCTATTGAAACATCCAATTCACTTAAAGTAGCCTGAACAGTATTTTTCTGATTATTTAAATCTACGAGTTGTACTATAGCATCTGACTTACTAACTTGTGCATTAATTAAAGATACAGTAAAATCATCTGATGATAACACTGGTGCATTTGGTATTAATCCTTCTCTACTAGTAGGCATCTTATCTTGTGCAAATGATAATAAGTACCTTCCAAAATCAACAGCATTTCTTTGATAATAATCAGCTAAGTTTTGTAGGTTACCGCTTGAATCAATTGTGTTTAAATCATTAGTATAAAAACCACTACCCGGCGACCAATTAACTGCAGGTATTTTTGAATTAGGATCAATAGGCTTTACAAAGGTTACACACCTTTCATTAAATCCTACAGTAACATCAACTTCTAATAAGTCATTTAATGAAGACCCAACTTTTAATACATCAGCACCAATACTTATAGTTCTAGACCCTTCTTGTAATCTCACTGTTACAGAATTAGTACTTGAATCAATTTGTGTTACAGTATATCTTGTATCAACTGGTGTAGATACAACTTCTAAGCTATCACCTACTTTTAGTTGGACTGTATCTGCAAAATCAGCCTCTGAATCAGTATAAAATATTTTATTAAGCTTATAAAGTTTTTGGATAGTTGTTTGCTCAACACCATTAACTGTTTCTGTTATACTTTCTTCACCAATTCTTATTACACTAAAGTTACCTGAAAATCTCTTGTCTCTTGGCGGTAGATCAACTACTGCTTCATCTAATACATAAGATATGTTCTTTTCAACTATCTGTTGTAAAAACTTATTATAATTAATTTCCGAGCTTCCATTATATTCATTTTCAAAATAATTAATTTTACTTTGACTATTAGTATTTAAAATATAGCGCTGTACGATAGCCCTCTCGGTATCAATAGGAGCCTGTCCGGTAATATCAAATGAGATATACAGTAATGGATTAATCAACTCTTCAAAGAACCAGTTAGGCTTTATATTGAATTCATTAACTGAATTAATTGTAGTTAAGTCAGCGGCCTCAGTTGGCAACTGAGCTAATACTAATTTTCTAAACGTACCATCTGGTAATCTTATTGAGCTATTAGCATCATTAAAATTAGTTATAGTATTAATATTTGTATTTAACCTATCAACTGAATTTTTAAGATATCCAAAACTTGGTATAGTAAGCCTAGAATTAGTCCCATCATTATTTTGTATGTTAACAGTTACAGAATCTCTGCTTGAAGTAATCGCTTGATTAACTTTCTCAAAGCTCTCCAGTGAATTGTTAAAGAGTCTTAACAATTCTGGAAGCAAAGTTTGTATTGAATTATTTTCAGCCATTATCTAGGTTTCAATTTTATTATTTATTTAACTATATCATATACGAATGTTAACACTCCTTGTTCTGTACAAATCAAATCAATGATTGGAATATCACTCAAACTTGCATTTGGTATAGTTGCTGCTATTTTTCCAAATGCTCCACTATTTAATCTACTTGGTGCATCTGTAAATATTCTTATATCTCTAGATCCTATTTGAAGTATATTATTAAATGTTAATCTTACTGTTTGGCCAGTCTTCCATGTAATTGTAGTATCATCAATAAAAATATCTAAATCTCCACCTGCTTGATTAATAGTATCTAATCTTAGCATGTTTGAATATGTACCTAATGTAGTAAACACTTGTGGAGCTACAACATTTATATTTAATGGTGCAGCTGTTGTTATTTGAACATCTGAATTATCAAATGGTAACATAAAATTATAAGCTTGTACATTATTAGATACGTGTATTTGATTAGGTGTATTAGTATCAACAGTAATACCAGAACCTTGTCTTACCACGGCAGTATTATATTGTAGCGTAGTTGAAACTTGGCCATTTGCTAACATTTGAATTTCATCTGAATTCTTAGCAATTAAATCTAAAAGTGTAGTGCTACTTGCAAAAGCTAAGGATGCATTATCAATTTGAGATTGCAAACTATCAATTTGTGATTGTAAGAATGCAGAAGTACTAACAGCATTTAAAGTATTTTCTACTGCAGCTAACCTAACCTCAATATCAGCAATCTCTAATTGCTGTCTTTGGAATATTTGTGCAGATGTTTGCAATTGTGCAGATGCATCTGAAAAGAGTCCCATTGAAAAGGTATTGTAATCATTAATAATTGTATCAATACCTGCACTACCTGGGGACGCATCAAATCTTAAATTAATTTTAAAACCATAACTATTACCGTTTTGTCCAGTAACTAGGTTAGGTTTATATTTAGGATATCTTTGTATATAACCACCATCTGTTGTTGGTGTTACATTATCTAATAATAATAATCCATATAAGTTAGTAGTTGTTTTAGTAGAGTCACTAAGATCTACCATATCATAATAAACTAATACTGCATTAAATTCAAATGATTGAGACAGCCCAGTTCCGTTGAATTGTGGTATTGTGCTTACTGTATTATCAGCTACTATCTGTTCATAATCATTAGGATTAAAATCTACACTAATTCCATCTAACTCACTTCTTAGGTAAGCAGATCCAATATAACCTGTTGGGTTATTGTAATCTCCTTTATATTTTATAATTTCAGCATTAAGCACGCTTTCGAATGATGAAGGCTCTGTAAAGTATGCATTAGTAATTGCACTAGTAACACCTGGCCCTAGACCCATCCAATCTGCATCAGGATCAGTATAACCTGCAGGTCCTAATCCTTGTAATTGGTTATCATAATCATAAAATGCACTTATGCTTAATCCTTGTGGATGTATAGTTGCAGAATTTCTACCTAAGATGAATTCACTTGATCCTTGTATAGTTAAAGATGGTTGGTAATTTGCATCAGAAACTGAATCAAAGAGGATAGTGGGAGTTCCACCTACTTCTGTTGGTACATTAATATACAATTCAGTATACGCCTCTCCGGCCCTGTCTACATTATTTACAATATCAATTTCCCCAATATATTTTACTACTCTTCTATATTGCCTAGTTCCTGTTGTTGCCTCATCTTCTTCAACAAATCTTAAACCTTCTGCAGTACCTGATTTTTCTAATTCACTAGCTGCTCTAAATCTTAATGCACCACATTCTTTTAACCATTTAAAGAATACTCTTTCGGTTACAGATAAGTTTGTAGTATTATCATAAGTTGGATCACTAATAATAAGTTCTTCTATATTTAGCGCGTAATTTTGAAGACTTTCAGTAAAGTTAACATTAGGATCACCTTTTAAGCCACCGTTCCATATTGCACCATCAATAGTATCAAACTGCATATAGTTTTCCTTGTTACCAAATGGATTATTTGGATTGCTTTCTAACTTATCAAAGTCTGGTAAATTTAAAAGCACAAATTTAGAAAAGACTAATTTAAGACCATCATTATTGAGAGTCCTAGATAAGTCTTTAGCGGCAGAAGAAAATGTATAAAAAGTTCCTCCGTCTGCCTGTGGTGTTCTGATTAAGGGCGTTGTTGCCATGTATAGTTTTTATCTTTTAATTATTATGCTATTACGTATCCTTGTCCACCTACTAGGAACCAGACCGCCTGCCCTTGGTCATTATCAATAGCTAGCAAATGTACACTTTGTCCTATTGCGTTTAATGTTAATTTGTTTGGGCTTGTTGTAGCACCAGGTAATACTAGGTTACTTGCTACCCCTGAAATAACAACATCACCACTACCTTCAGTATAAATAAAGAAAATTTCTTGTCCTATACTTCCACTATTTAAAGTAATTGCTATCGGTGAAGCGGTTGAATTACCAACCCTATTCATAGTATAAGCTGGTATTGCTGTGCTTGTCCCTACTGGGATTGGGCTTCCACCTGCCAATACATCATTAAGTGTTTGAATGTTTGTATCATTTCTAAATATACCAGCACCTGTCATATTTAAATTACCAGTCATTTTAACATTTGTTAAAATATCAAATGTACTAGAATTAATATCTAGTAGTATTGTACTTAAACCTACTCTTAATGCTTCTGATGAAAGATTATTTAAATTAGTGATAGTTCCAGCAGATGGTGAAAAATACACCTCCATTGAATTAATCTCACTTGCAAGAACATTAAAGTTGTCATTGATTACCAGCCTTGAGCCGGATAAGGAATCTGTTCCTAATATTTCTGTTACGCTAATTGCCATTTTGTTTTATTTGTTTTATATTTACGATATTTCTACCCTTTTTATATTTATTCCCATTTGTATCAGTAAGTTCTAATGTTATCATATACTTTCCTGGGTCTTTAAAAAGATATGTTAAATACTTGCTTTCAAAATATATATCAGCCACGGATGAGTTAGTAGTATTAGAGATAGTCCATTTAGGATCAGCCTTACCAACAATTCTACATTTATCATAGACAAACATTGCCCATGTCATTGGTGGTAGTGTCCTTCCATCATTAATAAATTTAGCAGTATTCCAGGTTGGATTACTTGATATACTTTGTCTTGACTTATATATTCTGCTCAAACAACTGCTACCGGAATCAGTAAGACCAGTTCCACTTTCACAAATTCTATCTCCATTAACATCAACCATGTCTACTGATTTAAAATTACCAAACTTTCCATAATATCTAGATACGGCTTGAACATAAATTTGGCTACCACTTGCATTCATAACAAGATTATAAACATACTTATTAATTATATTATTAGTGCTTATGTTAAGTTGATTAACTACCTTACTTAAAGTATCAATAGTAAAATCAAAATATTCAGTTCCAGTAACCCCGTCAGCATCTACAATTTTTAAATAACTATTAGGTTGTATTTGGCTAAACTCGAAAAATGCAGGAGTGTCTCCAGTTGTTGCAGTCATATCCCACCACAAGTGGTATGTATTATTCCACGTAGAAGTTGGCGCATTTAAATTTTTCCATTGATAAGGTCCACTAAAACTAGCTTTACCATTATTCTGATAGTTCATTAATTGAAAATCAGTAGGGGTACCTATACCAAAAGAATTTAATATTGCATTAACTCTGTCTAAAGAATCATATAAACTCGGAGTTTCCTCATCCCAGGTAATGGAAGGTTCAATTGGTAAATCCCATAAAGATCCATAATCGTTCCAAACATACTTACCTTCAACATTCCAAGTATATTTTCTTTTTCTACTTTGATACCATCCTGAATATTCTACTTCTCTTTCATCTACACATATTGCAGAATGTTTAACTGATGATGAAATATTATTATATAAATCAAACAATTTCATCTCTACACTATAATCACCAACATAAGGTAATGTAATAGGCAAGGTTCCATAAGTTCCAATTTCTCCTCTTATACTAAAATAATATGCTGGGGAAATATCAGATGCATCTTTGTAAATAGTCCATTCAATTTCTGTAAAGTTACCTGCACCAACAGCATCCCAGGTAAATAAAGTTTCACCAGGTAATTGTGTTTCTGTATAAGCTCCACCACTTGCACTGTTAATTAATTCAACAGATGGTACAAATCTATTAACATCATTACCATAAGACCTAATACATGGACCAATGTCATTTGTTACTTGAGACCAATCAAACCATAACCACGGATCAGTCTGTGTAGTTTTTAATAATGCTACTTGGTTGTATAGTGAAGTTGTGATTGACTGTATAGTATCACCGGGTATCACTGTATGTGTAGCACCAGTTGAAGTTGCGGGATCTGTTAATTTATAAATATCTCCTACGTTTGCTCCTTGCACATTAAAATCAAAAGTAAAGAAATCATTTGCATTAGTTATTTGATCCCATGTACTATCTATGTTATTCCATGTTACATTATTAAAACTATCATTAGTTAAAGTTATTAACGCTCCTGATTTAACTCCAGGTTGGTCAGGTAAACTTCTTGAGGATTCACCTGGTACATATTCAGCTAATGTTCTATTTAGGTTTGGTGCATATCTTGCAAAATAAGCGTTGTATACTCCAGCTACAGATTGGATTGAAACATTACCACCATCCTGTAGTGTTCCTAATATGCTGTTAACATCTGGCCCAATTGGTGGTGGAGGTAAAACTTGGCCTGGTGTATATGGTCCTGCTATCATATTAGCGCCAACCGCCGCAGTTCCTGCAGTAAGAGGTGCAATATAAGCATTACAAAAATTTATGATAGCACCAGAATGAACAGGTGTAACTCCAACATAAGCGGCTTCCTTTAAGCAAAAGTTATCAAAGGTTCTAAGATCTTCTAAATAAATACATGAACTAGGGGATACTTTAAAGTCTGTACTAATTCCTACTTTAATTGTATTTTTTGCATTCCTACTAATTGTATTAGTTACTTCCAATAAACCAAAGAAATCAGCCTCTGCTGTTATATCTTTAATATGAGCATTTAGTGGTAAATATTCGTTTTCTAATTTTCTCTTTAGACCAAATAACTTAATTAAAACTTCCTCTATAGTAAAGTCTTGTACTTCTTCAGTAACCGGTAAATCCTCATCTGTGAATTTATTAGGATTAATTTTATTAATTCTATAGATAAGACTAAACATACTAGTCTTTCTAAAGTTTTTGTTTGGTAAGGTTATCTTAAGATCATCAAACTGCGCAGTAGGCGAAAATAAATCAACACTATTACTTTGAATATACTTTCCAAACTGTGGAGAATTTGCATTTACATTTTTCCAAAATTCCTTAACCTTTAAATTGCTATAACCAAAAAACTTAATTGCATTTATTAATCCTTTATATGAGCCTATGAATGGGTAAATATTACTACCCTCTAGCATAATTTCTTTACGCTTTAAATTTATTTCTACAAAGTCAGGTAATGCTTCTTTTAAATTAGTATCTCTAAAAATTGTACTATCCGATGCAATAACATTATAGCCCATGTTTTGCGTCATGACTCTCAATCTTTCATCTTCCTCAATACTCTCAGCCCAAACAGTAAACTCTGCAATTTTAGTATTTGTACATGTGTCAACAATTAAAAGCTTTCTCTTATAAGTATTTTCACTACCTGATGAAAAAGCAATATTAAGTTGTAATGATTCTGATTTTATGTTATCACTAATAATAAATCCTTCTGGGCTTATAGTTTGATTAGGATCAAACTCTAATGGAATTTTTATGTTATCATATCTAACTAAAGGTGGACCATCAGGTTCTTGGACTAATGCAGATTGGGTACCTGTATTAAAATCTTTATTAAATTGAAAAAGAAATATTTCATTAGGCTGCTCAGTGTCCCACTCAACTTCCCACTCACAGCCACCAGTAGCGCCTGTAGATTCATGTGGGTAGCCATATTCAAAAGTATTGGTTGTTGCATTAATCATTTTTTCTAAAATGAATAATTGCCCTACTTCAAACAAATCAATAGAAACCTGAGGCAAGAATATATCACCGGACCACATGTCAGTAGTACTGTCATAGTCCATATTGTAATTCTTTCCTTCTTTATCAAAGAAAATTAAATGTTTCCACTTATTCACAATCTCTTAATTTATTTTTTGATACCATTTAGGAACTGCATAATTAAAATAAATTCTTAAATATTTAACTCTATTAATATAAAATACCATTATAGGATTTAAATATCTTTCTAAGAATTCTCTTAGGTTAGGATTTTGGAACATATATGAAGACATTGTATTTCTTAATAAATTATCAGCATAATCAAACCCTGTGTTTTTTAAAACCCAACCTTCTTCGCGGGTTGCTCTATATAAACTAGGGTACCCTGTATTATTATCTTTAACTGTTGGCATATTATTTGTCTTTTAAGGTTTTAATTATTGGTGTGTTTTGTAATCTACCAGTATTTAAACCAGCAGCATTAACTCCTGTTGCAATTGTAGTACCTCTATTTCTTTTTACAGAATTGTACTTTTCTTGTTGTATTTTATTGTAAAGATTATTTTGAATCTCTTCTTTATAGAATACATTAAGAGAACTTATTTTATTAGCCTCTGGTATTGGTTCATAAAAAGTTCCATTTCTATCAGTCCAACCACCTCTGATTATTGCTAAGTCATTATTTTCTATTACAACATCTCCAAAACTATCCAATCCTAATTGCGGATCTTCACCTTTCTTTAATACAATTTTTTTATTCTCAATTAATACTTTTTGGTCTGTGATAGGATCTGTTCCATAAACAGGAATTTCATAAAAACCATTTCTAATAGCATTTTCATTTTCTTCTGAAATAAAGAAAACATTTACTGAATCAATACCTTCTACATTTTCAATTATTGAAATAATATCAGAGCGAGGTATCCTATCTCTTCTATTTACATTTAAGAAATATTCATCTAGATTTTTTCTTATTTCAATTCTTATAGCATCTTTATCATAATTTTCAAACCATCTGATTACAACATTTAATGCATACTTTTTAATAATAGGATCTACTATTCTAGTTTCTGCTGTAACAACCTGTCGTCCACTCTTGTTAAGTATTTCATATGTCATTTCCTTTTCAGCATCGGTCATTGAAAATTCAACTTCAGGAATACTGAAATAATCAATATCACTAGTAAGTTTCTTTCTTACATCAGGAATTAAAAATAAGTAAATAATATTGTCATCATCTAAGTATTCATCATTCTTTGTATTGTAAGCATCTATAAAAGACCAGAAGTCATACTTACTTAAATAGTAAATATAATTATTTGGGTTTGCTAATACAAATGAATTACTTGCATAAGGTGCAATTAATCGCGTAAACGCAGGATCTTCAGAATCAGAACCAAACATTGGATTCCTTGTAATATTCATAGAAAGAATTTCATTTAAATCTACCTCTTCTCCGGATGGGTCTGTACCTGGTTCTGAAAATTTCATATCTATTTGTTTTCCTCCAATGTTACCAGACGCTCCTCTTGTTTTTATATAAGTAACTCTTATACGAGATCCTAATGCAGGAGAAATACCAAACTGGGTAGTTCCAAAGAATATACTTAAACCACCTGTTACACTAGTTTTAACCATTGCAGCTTTTTCACCTGGGTTCATATCATATATAGAATCTACCAATTTCCATAATTCACCATCTACAAAAACATCAACTAAAAATTGATCGGTAGGATCTTTTGTAATTAAGTTATAACTTTGTAATGGCAAACCTGAACCTGTAAAACTTTGCTCATCTTTTTCCCCTTGTATTATTTCAACATTGACAAAATCTTTTGTCGTTTTATCTAGTCTTATAAAGTCACTGTTAAATTTTAAGAAGTAAGTTAAATTATTCTGGCTAATTTCTAAACTGGAACCATTCATAATTTGTACATAATCTCCATTGAGGAGAGTAGACGCACTTGTATTTAAACGTAATCCAATAATACCTCTTGATGATATACCTCG